TCAAGAACTAAAGCTTTTGGATTACCAGTTGATGATGAAGTGTCTGCTGGAAAATAGTTACTAAACGTAGGTTGCTTAGTAACAGGATCTACCCAGTTAACACCCATAAAAACTCCAGCTTGTAGATTGCCAGTAGCTGATACTTTATGAATAGTACCGTTGACAATTTTTACTAAATCGCCTTGGAAAATGTTTTCGTCATTACCGTTAGTAATGTCGTACTCATTCATACCACTCGTATTGTATCCACCACCACGCATTCTCGAAGGCTGAAGTCCATTCAGATTTTTAGATGTTGCCATCTTAACCTCCTTCAAAAGTTAGTGTTGTTTATAATAACCAAACACTTTTACTTATCAAAGTGTGTTGGCCTACCTGTGGTAACTTTTGATCGACTGTTGTTAGAGATTGGCATACGAGGATCGTTTTTGCTCATAAGTTGTCTATTAATTGCATCGGTTTGAGACTGTGTAAATTCTTCTACATGATCTCTATACCCTTCGTTGTTTTCCATAGTGTTTGCGGCTAAAGCTACATCCCCACGGATAACAAGGTTGCCTAGACTATTTGCAGCTTGGTTTGTAAAACCAGCACTCATTTCAGGAACATCTTCAGGTTTAACAAAATCCCAACCTTCATATTGTTTCGTCTGAACATTTTGATCATCATATTGCCCCTTGAGAGATACTCTAACCCATCTGAGAACAAGTCCCTTTTCTTTATATCGATTAGCCACCTCTTCAGGAATCTTTAACCAGTTTTGTTTCTCGTAAGTTCCTCTTTGTTTACGAGATGTCGTCTGTGCGGAACGATTCGCAGCTTTTACGTTTTGAGTTTTACTAGTCATATCAATTATTACCTTTCATATCCACGTTATACATTTACAGTAGTGTAGTCATCGCCGGCCTTCTCGACCTTGGCTTTTTCTCTAGCATACACATCAAGTGGCACTCCCATCTTTTTAGCAAGGCGAACATCTTCTTGAGATAATCGTATCTTGCCTTTAGACGAGGCCGAAGTACGTGACTTTCCAGCCACCACTTGAGCAGGTTTTGTCGGATCATCCTGCTCTCCGAACTTATGAGGAAATTCTTTTTTAATTCTCCTCGATACCTCATTATAAAACTCTTTAGTGTTCGGATCAAAGCCCTCTTGTAAAAGTTGTTGATTAATCACTAAAGCACCCTGAGTCATAATAGGATCTTTTTGAAACCACGTTTCATTATCTTCCTTCCATTCAATAGCTAAACTGTTTGGTTTAACTCTTTGTTGAACTGGTTGTTGTGGTTCTTCTTGTTTTTGTTTATTTTGTTGATCTTCTTGATACCATCGTTTTGCATCAACAAATTGTAATTTTGTTGTAGCATCAGCAATAGCCTTTTGTGCTTCCAACATTTTATCTTTATCCCCAGAATCATAAGCTGACTTGTAAGCCTCTTCAGAATTTTTAAGTTGTTGTTGTAAACTTTTTTCTTGGTTGGTAAGACTAGCTATTTCAGTATCTTTTAATTTTTTATTTTGAGAGTTTAATTGTTCTTGGAGCTGTTGTATTTGTTGTTCAGCTAACAACAACTTTTCTTCTTTTTCTTTACGTTGTTTTACTAATCTATTAATTCTTTTCCTAGCCCCTTCAGTTTCTATACCATCAAGCTCTTTAGTGGCTTCTACATCTGTGGTTTCTATTTCAACTTCTGGTTCTGGTTCGGGTTTTTTTTCTTCCAAACCACTTAAACCTTCGACAACATATTCAGGCTCTTGCTTGGCAGGAGCTTCTGTTTGTTGTTGTGGTTGTGGGTTTAAGATGTCTATTTCTTGATAGCCATCGTCTTGTGATTTATTTTCTTCGTTCATTTTTTCTCCGCAGTTACGAGTTACGATTACGTTAAGTTATTATTATATGTTATTTATTATTTACATCCAAATAGTTTGGATCAAGATCAGCTGGGTCAGGAACAACCATAAGTATTTGGTCATCAAACAACAACAGCATTCTAATACCTTTATAAAAAAACTTATCGCCTTGATATTTACCATAAACAACATAGTCACCAGGTTTACACCATGATCGCCCTTTAAATTTATCGTGATCAGCATAAGCTAATTCACCAACTTTTAATACACGACCAAGAGTCGTTAAATATTTAGCATCGTCTTTAAATTTATCAGGAAGTAAAATACCTCCTTTTGTTTTTTCTCTAATTGCTACAGGCCTAATCAAAACATGATAACCCGGTATATCGGGTAATACTTTCGGGTCAGGGGATTCTTTATTAGTAATCCAATCGTCGTTACCAGCTATCGTTGTTGCTACTCCTGCTGCTTTCATTTATTTCTCTCCTTCTTCTGTGTCATTATATAAGTTTTTTTCTGTTAATTTAATCTCTTCTAAAGCCATAGTCAACCCTTCAATAATTCCGATCTGATATTTATATTCTGCAAAATTTTCAGCTGACCCACTAATTATTGTTTCAGTTAAATTATTTTTTTGTTCAGTTAATTGTTTTCGTAAATAATCTAGGCCGGCATCCATACTTCATGTCTTTCAAATAATTCTTTTTCTGATTCATACATAGCATCAAGATATTCTTGTTTTATCATAGCTTCTTGAACAGTGATTGGACCAGCTGCATCACGGCCTCCAACAATTAGTTTGCCGTGCATATAGATTGATGGCTCATCAAATTTTTCACCAAGAGCATCCATCATAATTATAAGATCTTTACATAAAGTTTCCATATAACCAAACTTAATCTGAGGATAATGATTAATTGTATAGTGATCGTAATAATCTTTAACAACATTTTTATTTCCGACTACTTTAGTCAGGAATGTTTCATAATCTTCAGCTTTACATTGTCTTTCAAGTCTAATGTCTTCTTGCCAGTTCCATTTATTACCATATTTGTTTGCTTTTTTTCTAGCTCTATGATGAAACAAACTATGAACAAATGTCATCGGGTGTCTTAAAAAAGCAAAAGTTTGTTTATGTGTAGGTGGTGTATTATGAGAATTATATATCTCGTCACCAACGGCTTTAGCCCCTTCAACATAATTAAACAACATCTGTTTTACCCATCGTCCCCCAGTTTTAGGGACGTGTATAAACATACTATTTTTAAGTTCTACTGCCATTTAAAAACAAAAAATCTCCATCAGTTATTTCTGGCATTGTTATAGCCACTTTTACACCATGCTCAATATCATTAATTGATTTTAATCCTTGACCTTTATGGTTATAAAAGCAAGAGTATCCTCTATCAAAACAAAATTTAAAAGTTGTATCCACAGGATATTTATTAAACTTATCATAAACTTCGATCATTAAATGCGGTTTGTGTTTATCAATAATTTTTTGTGCACCATTTAATACATCTAGTTCTGTTCCCTCAGTATCTATTTTTATAAAACAAATATTATCAGCTGATTTACAATGTTCATCTAACTTTACAACTTCAACATCAATAGGTATTCCATCGACTAAATTTTGAAATGATGAATTAGATAATCGTTTGTCATCAACATAAAATTTTTGTTTGCCAGCTTTATCACTAACAGCCAAATTAAAAGGAGTAAAATTAAGATAATCATTTTGTACTTTACACAACTGTTCAAAAACTTCTGGCACAGCTTCATAACCTTTAACGTGATCCGCATGTTTAGTAAACCACCTAGCATACTGACCCACACCAGCTCCCACATCAAGGACGACTCCATTAGGGTTAATGTATTGTTTTGTTTTTCCCACTAAAAATTCTTTAACATGAAGGTCGTAATAGTAGGGATTAAATACTCGTCGTTGTAATACTTCTTTAGATAGTTTAGCTGTCATAATGTCTTAAATGGTTTTTTATAGCTGTGCCTTTAGGTTCTTTGGGGAAATAAACATCAACATGAGATCCACAACCAGGACAGGTAAAGTTTGACGATATTAAAAATTCACTGTCTTCATCTTCAATATCATGATCTCCACCCCATATTAACTCTGTGTGACAATGCCAGCATTTCATAATTATTTATCTCCTTGTGGTTTTAAAATTACTTGTAGTGCAATTCGTTCTCCAGTATCAACATGTGTACCTCTATGCCAACCAAAGTTCGGTTCAAACAATATAAAATTACTTTCATCAGATGTAAAGTGTTTTAATTTTTTATATAGATGATCTGACATATCTGAATTATTTTTAAACTGTCTAGAAAAGTATGAGTTCTTACGTGCCCACAATGGTAGCTTTGCATTAACAGCTCGTTGTTCTGGTGTTGCCAAAGTGTTTGAGAGTTGATTACTTTTACAAAACAACATTTCAACATCATCAAACTTCCAACGATGACTTTTTGGTATGTAAGCAAAAGGACCATTACCTCTTTGAACAGTATTAAGATAAATCATAGTTTTAATATAACTATATTTTGGATCTATATGTAATGTATATAGATCGTTTTTAGGTTTATGTTTTTGATCTGTTTGAAAGTATTCGTTAAATGTATCGTCTTTATCACTGATGTGTAAATTAACATCAGTTATTAAGTATGGTTTAGGTAATAATTTTAAATCGTTATAAATTGTATTTAAAATATTATAAACTTCATGATCAAAAGGAAGTCTCATAATTCTATCTTGGAATCGTGTATCTCTTGTAGGCTGTGTTTCTTTTAAGTTTACTATATCTTTTTCTAAAGAATCAACTAATTCATCCGTGTTAATAATAGTTTCATAACATCCTAATTCACTAAATTTATTTGGTCCTTTGTAGTTTATTGTTTTACTAGCCTGTAATAATGCAAAACCAGATAAAGCTGCTTGTAGTTGTTTTTTTAAAATAGGTGAAGGCTCTAATTGATTATATAAATCATTAACACCCATTGAAAATAAATTTATGTTTGATTCTTGTAAAGCTCTTAATAACGTATCGTAAATTTGAGGATAGTCATTATTAGTTGGTTTGTAACCTTCGTCATCAAAACTAACGGCAGGATCTGGGAGAACAACACCGTGGTTAGTGATATAATCCATTAGGTCGTTTTAACTCTACCACCAACTCTCATAGCTACTTTTGCAAATCTTTCATTTTCTTGTTTTTTTACATCAGTATGGTGGAGTTCATTGTAAAGTTGTTGAGTAGCTGCTGTTAAAGTTTCATAATCATCAGCCTCTAATATAGCTTTCATATATTTATCACTACCCGGCTTTTCAAATGTATCAGCTAAAAATAAAACTGTTTGATCATCCTCAGACAGCTCACGAGCATCTTTAGCTTTTTCTATAGAATCCGGAATGTCTTCTATACCAACTCTGTCAGCTATATTTTTATATCGTTGTTTAGCTGTTACGAGTGATGGTTTTGTATATTGAAATAATCCCGCAGCTGTGCTTTTTGGGTTCTTAGCTTGTGGATTTTTATCACTTTCCATCTCAGCTATAATTTCTGTAAACACGTCTAAATTAGATTTAGCTTTATCTCTGTCTTGTATTTGAAGTCTGTTAAAAGCTTCATCAATAATAAAATTACTTGTCATAATTTCTGGTACCTCTAGTCCTTCTGTTGTCGTTCCCTCTCCTACAGTTTTAGGTATATCACCAAAAACTTCTTTTGACAACTGTTCATCACTCATCTCAGGAGCCGGTGGTTCAGTAGGGGTTGGGGTAGGCATAGGGGAACCCATATCTCTGGGTTTGTCCATAGGTGGTGCAACATTAGCCATAGGGCCACCTCCACCCACTGCATCAGCAGCCAACATCATAGCTTGGGCTGCTTGCATTCCTGGATCAGCTATATTAGCTGTTTGTTGTCCCATTTTACTACTATCAGCCATAAATGAAGCTGTTGGAACAGAACCACCCGGTGCTAAATTTATTGGTGGTTGTTTTGCATCTTGTTGTCCTACTAATTTAAGTAAGTCCATAACAACTTTAGATGTTAGTTGATCATTATTTTTCTTTTTAGCATCTTCTATTTTAGCAGCTTCAACCATAGCATCAATGTCAACTTCTTTAGATTTAAGATCAAGCTCTCTATCTTTGAAGTTTAACTCAGCTGCTGTTTTTTGAGCATCTATTCCTTTTTGAACTTTGTCTAATTCAAGTTGTTGTTTTTGTAGGTTAAGATTTTGTTGTTCAATACTATCTAAACCACCTTGTGCTTTTAATTTATTAGCTTCAAGAATTTGTTTGGCTGACTCAGACATAATCATACCCATCGTAGCTCCTTGGTCTACCTGACCTTCTTGAGCTTTCATCAATCCACCCATTTGTTCTTGGAATCTTAAAACCATGTGTTCTCTAATGTTAGCTAATAAGACTGGAGTTACTTGTTTCATAACTGGGTTAGCTCCGTTGAGTGGGTCTTGCACGTAAGCCGACTTCACCTGTATGTGAGCATCGTGGTCCTGACCCGGGAAAGCTTTTATTGGTTTACCTTGTGTAGCCATCATAATATCAGCTATCGGATCTTGTGGCTGAGCTGGTGGTTTTTCAATAATAAATCTTTCAGGATTATCTACATTAGCTGATGTTAATACAGATTTATACACTTCTTTCATATTGAATGTACCCGGAGTTGCTTGTGATGCCATTTGAAAAATTAATTGTGATTGAGCTAATCTATGAGCACTTGATGGTATGTTTGGATCTGATACTGGAAGAATATCTACTCGTCCATCAAAATCTTGTTTTTTAATTTGTGCTTGACCTCCGACCACATCATAGGGATAATCAGGAGGTAAGAACTCGAAATTAATACGAGCTAATATTTTAAACTCGTCTCGTTGAGACTTGTGGAGTCGTTTGTGAATTGCTGAAAAGAACTTACCTGATGCTTCTAATAGTGCTAATGTCGTGCCAACCGGACCATAGTTCGATGCATCAGACACAACCTGTTCTGTCGTGTCAGCAAACTTCTGACCAGCTGTTGCTAAGAATCCGAGCATTTGAAACAGAACTTGTGATGGTTCTTTATAGGGTAGGGGCACTATCGACTTGTTTAAATCTATACCTGTTGATTCAACATCCCGAAATTCTCCGGGCATTATTGGTGAGTTATCTCCTACTACACGAACCCCTCTAGCTTTAAACCCACCCGGTAAGTTTGCAAACTGTCCAGCATCAACCAAAGCTCTCATTGCCGCCGTAGCTGACATTGTAAGATTACCTAAGAAATGTATTAGTCCTAGTCCGTAGAAACCAAAACCCGGTACAAATTTATAACTAACAAAGTGTTCACGTTTTATATAACGAGAATCACCATCGTTCCAGTTACGTCGAATGCTAAGAATTTTTTTACTGGATTTATCGACTGTAACGATGTATGGCCAAGCTTCACCACCGGGACTATTAAATGGCTCTGGTAAATTTAAGTATAAGTGCTGTTCTAATAAAACGTGTGTTGTGTCGTATGGCTGTTCATCATAAGCTGATAATCCCATAACCTGTTCAGCTTTGGCTGTAATCATGCCTCTTTCTTCTTGTTCCGGCTCACCAACTTCAACATCTCTATACATTCCTGCATTCATGTCTTTTTTTAAATCGTTTGATGATCTGTAAATAACGTGAGTGTATCGATCAGCTCTTCGAAGATCAGGAACTAAATTTGATACATGAAACTGATCAATAGGAATAAATTCTGATATTGGTCGTCCTAATGTTTCATCGTAATAAACTTTTTTAACAGCCGTACCGATTAACGGTAAATGAAATAATAATCTTTCTGTCTCATCAAAATACTCTGGCATTTCTTCCGTGAGTTGATAATTCATGTAATCTTTCACACGTTTAGCTTGCTGTTCTTTTACCGGAGTTAAGTTACCTAGCACTTGTGTTTTTACTGGGCCTTTACTCGGAAATAATTCTTGAGCAGCTTTTGATTGAAATTTAACGGCATTCTCAATAATTAACGGATGTGTTGCTGTACAAGCACCATCAAATGGTTCTGTTGTTTCTTGTAATTTTAATCCTAATAAGTCAAACCCACGTTCAAATGTTTGTTCCCATTCTTGTCTTGACTCTTCATCAGCTTTAAAATTATCAAAGACGGTTGTTGATAAATCTGTTAAGTCTTCTTCGTCCATGTATTCGGCAAGGTTGCCATAAAAATCTTTTATTGATGCTAAAACTGTGCCGGCATTTTCGTTTAAATCAACGGATATTTCTCCTGTGGTTGTATCAACATCAACAGCTACATCTTCTTCTTGTTCAGGATCTACGTTAACATCAACACCGGAAAGACCTTGAGTCATTTCTTTTACATCGGTGTTTACTTTTTCTATTTTTTCAAAGGGATTTTTTTCTACTGCCATTATTACTCTCTAAATATTATTTATGTTCCAGTACGTTGCTTTATTCTTTTTATAAATATTTTCGTCTTCACTATTATAGTTCGGATCGTATGGATGTTGCAAGTGCCATGATTCTTTAAGGTATAGCACAGCCATGACCATTGAGTCAACCTGATCGTCATGAGCTGCGTTGGGAAAAGATATAGCTTCATCAAACATAGTCTGTGCCCACGTTTTATTAGGTAGCCATACTCGACCAGCTTCAAGTAAGGGTGATGCCGCATAAGCTCTTGAAACTTTATCTCTGTCCGGTGTGTATTCAAGTATTGGTAAACCAGCTCGTCGTAGATCTTGTATCAACGATTGTCCACTGGCTTTTTTTTCAATTACAATTAAGTCTGGTTGGTGTTCTTCAAAACTATCTTGAGCTGTGCTTCTTAGTTCTGGATACTCCAATCGATCTCTAATGTTACCTAATAAAATTAAATGTCCTACTTCATACTCTTTGCCTGAACTATCTTTTTCCATTTGTGTAAATATGCCCCACGTTTGAATTACACTATAGTCAGCTGTTGTTCGAGTTGAGAAAGCTGTATCCATAGTTTGTATAATAAAATCACAATGAGGTGGTTCTTCTTCTTTCCAAATGTTAAACCAGCTCTTTTTAAATATACCACCTTCATCTGGCACGGGATTTTGCATGTACAGTGATTCCCAATACCGTGAACCGTTATGTCGTCGTATCTCCATCTCATCATTTTTTAAAACTTCTTTTGGTTTCCATTCCGGAAAATATGATTCGCCTACTGGTATGTTTAGTAATCGGCTACTGCTTTCATCAACCCATGCCGGTATTCGTAAAACATCCCATGGTATAGTTGAGGCCCCATCCCCTTTAGCATCACTCTCACAAGATAATAACCACCCACAAATATCATCTTCATGATACCGTGTGTTAATAATAACTATAGAACCATTCGGCATGAGTCTAGTTCGTAAACCTGCCGGATACCATTCTTTTATATATCGTCTACCCGTTTCACTAAAAGCATCTTCTTCTGACATCACATCATCTAGTAGAGCTACGTGTGCACCACGGCCAGCTATCTGTGTTCGTACACCAGCAGCTACATACACACCATTTTGGTTTGTCTGCCACTTTCCGGCAGCTCGTACGTCCGATCGTAACTTCACTCCTCGAAATACATTTTGATATAAACCCGAACCTACCAGATCCCTGACGGAACGTCCAAAATCTGAGGCTAACGTATCAGAGTGAGATACCGATAAAATTTCATGTTGAGGATGTCTGCCTAGGTACCAGGCCGGAAATAATTTTGAACAGATAACAGATTTGGAACTACGGGGTGGTAAGAATACCATTAGACGTTTGAGTTCGCCTTCTTCAACCTTTTGTAATTTTTCACTGATAACTTCAATATGTCTACCCATCTTGAAATCAGCTACTAACTTTGGAGCAAATGTTTTTACAAAAGCTAAAAAGTTATCTTTGCTTTTAACAAGAGACTGAACGGCTAATTTCTGAAGAAGTTTTTTCTTAGTTGTTTCGTCAGAAGCTAACTCACTTATCGGTATCTTTGGATTTTCCACCTTTTACAATCTTTAATCCTACAACATCTGCCAGACGTTCTATGTCTTTGTCAGTATCGTTCGTTAATAATTCCGATGTTGTAATATTTTGTTCAATTTTAGAAACATCAACAAACATACCCAGATGTTTCCCAATATTTTCTAATGATCGGTTAGCATTTGTGTGATCACCTTCGGCTATGGAATTTTGATACACTTCATGCATCTTTTCCAGAACTTTTTCTTTTGTCCAACTAATACGTTTCAAAGCTTGTTCTTGATATTCCTCAATACGAGCTTGTACTTTTTTATTATTAAGTAGCTGGCGGGCACGTCGACGGGTTAGTCCGTTGGTGTCGTCTTCTTTATACCCAGCAACCTTGTAGGCATTGAGTTCATCACCGGTAGCTGCGTATTCCATACAAAATTTTTCCTGCATTGGAGTCATGCCTCTGGGCAATGTGGATTTTGCAAACATTTTATGCTTGGCTGGTCGTTCTAACATCTCTTCTTTTCTCCTCTCGTACTCTTCGGGGTTTTTTCTTTTTAGGGTAAGCATACGACGACGTTCAAGTTCCTGTTTCATCTCATAGATTCGTCCCCCTTGTCTTGTTTTGTATGTCGCAGCTGTTTCTTTAATTAAATTTATCAGCTCTTGTTCTTTCATACGACCATACAAGACATGCGGTCGTGGATTCTTTCCCTTTTTTGTCATAGTGTTTTACTCCTATCACTATTATTAGTATACCTGTAATAGTTTAGGTAGCCAATGTATCACTGGAAAGGGGGCGACTACCTAAACTTTATAGACTATAAGTTATTTGTTGACGAATAACAAGTTTTAAATTAGAATGACGGCATATTTATGAGGCCTGAAGATTTTTTATATACACCTATGGTTTTATTAGACCATCGATTAATGGAATATCAATTCTGTATGCAAAATATTGTCAATCCTAAAGGACATTACGTAGAATTTGGAGTATACCAAGGAAAATCTATAAATTATTTGGCTAATTTAAATAAAAAAATTACATTTCATGGTTTTGATAGCTTTGAAGGGCTGCCAGAGCAGTGGTTCATGGGCCATAAAGTTATAGAAAAGGGACATTTTGCTGTATCAGAGCTACCAAAAGTAGTACCAAACGTGGTTTTACACGAAGGTTGGTTTGAAGACACCATTCCTGTGTGGAAAAAAGACCACAAACGACACATGTCGTTTATAAATATTGATTGTGATCTCTATAAATCTACAAAAACTGTACTTGAATTGCTTAATGATCAGATAGTAGCTGGTACATTAATACGATTTGATGATTTATTACCATCACCTATATCACCTTATCCTAAATGGGAGGAAGGGGAATGGAAAGCTTTGGTTGAATGGTGTGTAAATTTTAAGAGAGAAGTTGTTCCGTTAGCTCGTTCGTGGAAACAAGGGTGTATTATGAAAGTTACGTTGTGATTACAACAAGTATTGGACGAACATTTATCTATACTTGTGGTCATATCATTATAGCCATTAATGTTGTTTATTGGCTAACGGGGGCTTCATTACTTGAGTCTGGTATTGTAGCTTTAATTGAACCTTGTATCAACGGATGTTGGTATTACTTACTTGATAAACTATGGACAACACAAGGAAATAGTTAAATAATGAGTAAAAAACATATTCACATTAATCAACATAAAATAAGAAGTAATTTAAAACACAAAAATAACGAACCAGTAATCACGGTTAAAATAGGTAAACAAAATATTTACGGACATGAAGTTGAAATATTGGGCAACTCAAAGGTACGTTATGGTGGTAATCACAAACCTCTGCTTTCCTGTGGAGCTAGAGTAGTATTAACAACAGACAGTGATGTTGTTATAGATGGAGTAAAATATGGCTGAAAGAATTATGGATCCAAACAACATTCGGCCAGATCATTTAGAACGATATAACTTTGCCTGTAAGAAAATAAAAGAAACTATTCCCAAACCTAGTGATGTTTTAGATATTGGCTGCGGGATCGGTTATGGTTCTTTCATTATGCACAACATGTTGAATTGTGGTATCGACTGTATTGACAAATCACCTGTAGCTCACGGAGTATATCTTGAAGCTTTTGCTAAGAAAGCCCCGAGAGTTAATTATATTGTCGAAGATTTTACACAGCTAGAACCTGATCGACTGCCGGCGAGCTATGATGCAGTTGTGTCTTTTGAGTTCATTGAGCACATACCCCCCGATCTTGCCCAGAGTGTCTTTGATCTAGCCGGAGAGAAAACAAATTTATTTATCTGCTCATCACCGAACGAACGAGTAAGACCACACCAGCTCCCTCCGGTCAATGAGTTTCACTACAAACACTACACCCCAGAAGAGTTTTATGGTATGGGTACACAAGCTGGGTTTACCAATGTAGATTTCTTTTGTCAGACTAGTGGGAAACACTACGACGTACGGCCGGGCCTCGAAGGAGGTAAATTTATGATTGCTGTGTTTTCTAAGGGGGTGATGGGTACCCTAGATTTTAAAACAAGGGGGCCTATTCTACACAAAGAAAATGTAGTATAGGTCTGATTTTTGCTGAATTTTTAAGAGTTTCATATGACATATACATACACACTGTAGTGTTTTTCTGTGCCCCCTCAGTCGTATTGTGGTAGAAGTGCAGTCGTAAAAAAAAATAAAAAAAGTGTTGACAAATATTATGGATAGGGTACACTATAATAGTAATTCATATTAACCATAAACAAAAGGAGAAGTGATGGAACAGTTAGAATTACCACTTAAATTTAAACCTAATACTTACCAAAGTTATACGCAGAAGCAGAAGAAAGAATATTGGTATGCTAATTACTGCATTCAGCTACAGAAGATAGATTCGGCGGTAAGAATGCTAAGAGGTCTTATAGACCAAATAAACCACGGCATTGAAGTACCCGAGAGTGCTTGGTCTGATATAGCCATTAAAGGTCGTATCAGAAAGATCTGTAACGACTTAGAAGGAAGAAGAAAAGTTAAACCTAACGATTTATATAAGTAAATACATTTCCTTCCCAAATGAAAACCCCAGGTTAATCCCTGGGGTTTTTTTATGGAGAAGTCTTTTTTATTTGTAAATGTTCTCGGGATCTCGGATCCAATAGTAGGACATAATTACCGAGCATACTAGATATAGGATTAGGCATCCGATGAAGATCATACTATCGACCGGTAGGATCTCAAGTTGGATCGGATAGATCGTCCCGAGTAGAAAAGAGATCGCCACGACATTAGCCATGGCGATCCAAAAGAATATCGTATTAAGTTTCAGCACTTGCTACGATCCTCCGTATTGCATTGACACGATCGCCGCCACCTGCTTCGTGACATTGATCGCAGATCCGTCCGTCAACCCTCGGCCAACCATTGTGGCCTCCGTCCCAAGTCGAGATCTTACCATTGTCCAAAACTCTTGGAATAGCATTATCCTTAATCGAATGACCACACAAGCCACACGGATCAGTTGTTGTTTTTTTGTTTGCAGTTGTCATCATTTCTCCTTTGTTAACAATTACAATTATAGCTTAACAGAATTAAAACTCTTGTCAACACCTTATTTACTTTTTTCTCCTTATATAAAGCCACGTCAGTGAGCAAACACACTAGCTATAATAGTAGAGTACAAAGAAAAAAACGGGGTTCACATCACTACTCAAGAAAAAAACAAGGCACAAAAAAAAGCCCACAGCTGTTAAACTGTGAGCTTTCTTCGGGAAGGAACTTTAGATTACTCGTCCATATACATCAGGTCTTCATCCGTGATGCCCTTCTTAGCACACCACTCATCAAACTTCTTCTGCGAAGACCAAAAGCCGAACTGATTATAAAAACCTTGGGGGTTACCACCTCTTGTAGTAATCGCCTCGTCAACATTACCAGCTTCTAACTCTGCTAATGCCTGTTCGTCTAATTGTTCTTGTGTTAGTTTTGGCATATCATTTCTCCTTTGTTAACGGCTATAATATCAGAGTAAAAAGGCTCGTCTATTTCAAGCATAACTTCGGTGTAGCCATCACCCAGCCACTCAAAAACACCTTCATTACCCATACTCTTATCACATTGAATGCCGACACACGTTTGACCAAACTCGTCAACATCACTAGACACCCAAACTATTTTAGGTCTTGTCATATAGAACGGAATGCCTAGATTTTTTAGATTAACTCCGTGTGCCAAGTAGTAATCGGACTTCTTGGACAACTCTGCGAAGTTCTCTATGATGTCTTCTATCATCATATCATTTCTCCTTTCAGTCTTATAGTACCAAAAAAGAAACCCCGTGTCAACATAGGAAAGACGACGGGGCTTCTACCATTTTGGAGAAATGATTTTGTATGACTACCACAATTAATACTATATGTCAAGAGAAAAAAACGGGGTGAGTACAGCTAGGCGAGAAAAAAACCTTGTTTAGAACCATTCTAAAGTAAATAATATAAGAAAAAAACGTGGATTGTCCAGCAAAATCAATGGCTTATAGGTGTTCTATATAATTTTATATTTTTTGTTGACAGGGTGTTCATATAGGGGTATGTTAGTAGTCATAATATGTATTAATTAATAATATCAACCATTTATAGGAGATTTGCAAAATGAAAAAATTAGTATACGAACACGAGTTTATTAACGATTTATTATCTGATGACTATGCGAGCTTTAGCCTTGAGGCTGCAAAAGAATTATATGAGTATCTGACAGATTGGGAAGAGGACACGGGCGAGGTCTACGACTTTGACATAGTGGCAATACGTTGCGAGTGGTCAGAACATGAAAGTTTGGAAAAGTGTTTAGAGCAGTATGACGACATCAATACAATTGAGGAATTATGCGACCATACAACAGTTTTAAAAATTCACGATTGCACGGGCAAGGATACGGGCAGAATAATGATAGCAGATTTTTAAGGGGGAAATCATGGGTAAAGTTAAAGAATATTACTACGAGAAAGAGTGCAAGGACATAGAAGAAGCTATTAGAAGTTATGACTATCCGGACGGACAACCAGTACCGGATGCAAGGTTAGTGGCTTTAGATATATTTGAGGACTTAAAACCACAATTTCATGATATAGACGAAATCCAAGAGGGGGTGCAGTTCTATTATGATGAAAAATTATGTAATCCATAAACAAATAGGAAAGGGGTAAATTATGGAAAATTTTGTTGATGATATAAAGAAGTTGGAGGATATACGACACTTCTTAATTAAAGCAAGTACGAGCAACAATGCTGATACAATCAATGCTTGTAATGGTCTTGCTCTTGAAAAATTAAATAAACATATTGAAACTAAAGTTAGAGTTATGAGCCAATTTGAAGAAAGTGAGGCAGAAAAATGAGTTTAAATGTAAAAAATATAAGATACTTTAAAACTAGGCGAGGTCTAGGATATGAGGTCAAAACTGATAAAGGTACTATATGGAATGACGGAAATGGTGGTGCTACTTATTTTGAAGCTGACTACCCTAGATACCATACTAAAGATTTTTTACATCTAACAGAATGGGATTTAGAAGCTATCATTGATAAATACGAGGGGGTAGAAAAATGAAATGCTACACAGTAGAATATAAAACCACTAATAAAATAAAAGAAAGAGAGTTTAACGATTTATCTAAAGCCCACGAGTTTGCAGAGGTGCAAGGCATGGAGGGACATGACGTTAGAATTTATGACAACACACGAGAAAGCAGAAAAATAATTGCTGCAGATTGGGGGGTAAGATGAATAAAAAATATCTTGTAACAACTTATGCTACTGCTGAATGGGAGTGCATTGTAGAAGCTGACTCTGTAGAGGAAGCTGAAGAAAAAGTTTGGGAGGGGGATTATGATGAGTTAAACAATGGTGACCCTATCAAAATTGAAGATGAACAAATAAAATCTATAGTGGAGCAAGAGTAATGGCTAAATTTTCATTAATAACATTTAAGATAACTAACGGAGATTTCGAACATTATGAATACTCATACTACGAGTCTAAAAATATATCGGAGATGAGTCATAAAAAAATAGTGCAGGAAGTTTATGATGGTAATGACATAGAGGTAGACAAAGACGATATGCATAAGTTTTGGTTATGTGACCTCAGAACTGTTGAAGTCTATGGAATTGAACCTATGACCTATGTAGAGTTAGGAGTCTTAAAAAGGTTTGGAGTATTGTGATGCCTAAAATAATAGACATAAAATCAAAGAAACCATTTAAACAAACTAAACTTTGTGATGACCACCAGATTGAGTGGGTGGTTAAAGAGGTGGTAAAGGTGTTAAAGAAAGCTGATGCTAAAGGGTTTGATGCTTTTAATACGAGCAGAGGACTAGCACAATTATGTGTAAGTTATATACACGATACTGCACCGGATACACTATCAGCTCAACATTTATTATTAACAACAATAGGCATAGAACTATCTGAAAAGGTAGAACAAATGCTTAAAATAAAAGGAGAAGAGTGATGACTTATGAAGAACTTATTAAATGGCTAGACAATGCACCCGTTGATTACGAAGAAGTACAACACTTTAGGGATGAGGCGGGTGCATCAATATGGATTAGATTTGATTTAGACGAGGAGGAAGATGATGACTAAATACATAGCTGATATATCAAGTGTCCACGAGGTTTCTGAAAAAGAAAAGAAACTTTTGGAAACAGTTTGGTCAGATGATGAGATCAAACAATGGTTAGTCAAACAAGTAATGGATAACAAGATTGAGTTTCTAGGTATTCATTATGATAATGACGGAGAAGAACTAGAGAATGTAGATTTGGGAGGAGTATTATGACTAAACAATATAAAATATATAAAAGAACCCTCCACGAGGATCGAGGAATCTATATATACTTTGGCAGCGAAGAAGATGTCAAGGATTGGAAAGAAGAAGAGCAAGAATGGATCGAGCAA